ATAGTCCCCCCCTCCGGATGGTCACGGATCGGTGACGGTGTGACACCTGTGTTCGAAAATATCGAGTATGCATTCGAATTTTCGTGATAACCATAGTATGCGCAGGCGACTCGCTAGCTAAAGTACGCGTCACACAGCGTCATGCCCCTCTCATGCGTAGCCTGATCCGGTGAGTACATCGGCCGAGCGGATGCGGGCCCTCCGGGCGCGGCGGGCCGCCGCGATTGAGGCCGCGGACGATGCGCCGGTCCGCGACGCCGCCGAGCTGCTCGTGCCGTTCGTGGAGGGCACGCTGGCGGCCCTCCAGCTCGGCGCCCGGGACCAGGCGGCGGCGCAGCTGGCCCGCCGGTACGCCGCGCTGATCGACGACGCCAGGGATCCGGCGTGGGCGCTGCGGTGGATCGGCCCGCTGCTGCTGCGGGTGCTGGAGGAGCTGCAGGCGACGCCGAAGTCACGCCCGGCGGCGAAGGGGAATCCCGGGCCGGCCCGGGAGAACAAGGTGTCGCAGCTGCGGTCGGCGCACGCGAAGGCGATGGCGAAGCGGGCGGGCTAGCCGACGCTCCGGATCTGCGCCCTGCGCGGTGCGGGCATCGTGAGGGCGATCTCGACGGCCCCGGCGGCTGCGTAGGCGGCGTCGCAGTGGCCGCCGCCTTTGCGGGTGAACCGCCAGCCATCACCGGACGCGAGCTTGGCTGCTCCCTTGACGTGGGCGTCAAGGAGCGGGTCCCCCGGCTGGACGATGCGCCGGGCGCGGACGATGCCAGCGAGTTCCTGGCACACCTCGGCGACCTTCGTGCCGGTGATCTCGCCTGTCTCGGGGAGCCACCACTCATCTTGCGGCCGTTTTTTACCGGGGCGGTGGTTGGAGTTGCGGGCTGCTGGGCGCAGGATGCTGGCCAGTTCCGCGGCGGGCCCGGCAGGGAACCAGCCGAGTGCGGCCGGCTTGTTGCGGGCGAGCAGCTGGCCGAGCTCGGCGCGGGCTTCCTCTGTGCTGCCCCAGGCTTTGACGATCTCGGCGCGGATGCGGCCGTCGTCGAGCCGGGCCGCGGCGGCCAGGGTGGCGTGCTTGCCGTCGGGGGCGGCGTCGAAGCAGAAGGCGAGGCGGTCGCGCAGGCCTTCGAGGGTGCCGTGGGGGTCGTGGCAGGCCTTCCAGGCGCCGAAGTTGATCGCGCCGTCGAGCTGGTCCACCTTCTGGCAGAGCACTTCGGTGCGGTAAACGCCGGGCGGGTCGGTGGCCTGCGCGGTGCGGATGGCCTGGAGGCTGACGGTGTAGCCGAGGCCTGGGTTGGCCTGGCGGATGGCGTTCAGGTCGTCGAGTTCGCAGTCGTCCTCGCCGGACCATTCGAACAGGCCGATGGACGGGTCGCGGCCGGAGAGGGCGGCGTCGCGGAGCTGGTTGAGCACGACGGATTCGTCGTCGCCCGCGTTGGACATGCACCAGATCTGGGCGAGCGGGCGGGCCATGGTGGTCTTGGACAGCGCGGACCAGGCGGCCCAGGAGCGCTGTTCGCGGAGTTCGTCGATGTTGAGCTCGTCCACGGACAGGCCGCGGCCTGCTTTCCGGTTGGAGGCGGCGATCTTGTACCGGCCGCCTCCGGCGAGGGTGAGTGACTCGTCGCCTTCGTCATCCTCGAAGCTGAGTTCGCGCTCACCGGGGTCTTCGCCGCGGTCTTCGAGGTCTGCGGCGAGCTTGAACCATTCGTCGCCGTTGACGCGGCGGACCTGGCCGAGGTCGGCGGTCAGGTCGGGGCTGGCCTCGATGGTGTCCAGGCACATCTGCCACTGCTCGCGGGCCAGCGAGAGGTCCTGGGCGACGCCGAGGACCAGGCGGGCGCCGTCGACGTGCAGGCGCCAGAGGCTGATGGTGCGCTTGCCGGTGCTCTTGCCGTTCTGGCGGGCGACGAGGACCAGGATGACGCGGAACCGGTAGCTGAGGTCGGGCAGGAGTTCCATGGCGTGGATGGCCAGCCACCGCTGCCAGGGCAGGAACGGCTCGCCGACCGCCTCGGCGAACTCGGCCGCGGCGTAGCCGTTGGATGTGCGCTTGCTGAGCGGCCGGAGCGGAGGGGTCCACAGTCGTGGGGCGGTGCGTCCGTAGATTTTCCTGGCCGCAGCCACCGGGCGCACCTCCTGCCGGGAAGATTTCCTGTGTCCGTGCCCTCTGGACGGCAGATTTTCCTGTCCTGGGGTTATGATGCGCCCGTGGCTGCCGTGACAGCGCCTGGCGCGCGCCGTTCCCTGATCGGGGCGGTGCTGTCGGCCGCTTCGGGCCGGGCGAGGGCGAAGGGCCGTGTGCCGCGGCTGGCCGCCGCTGTCCAGGAGAACGTGATGACGTTCGCCGCGCTGGCCGCCGCAGACTTCGGCGCGTTCCACATCAGCCACGGATGGGGCTGGGCGGCCATCGGCGTGTCGGTCCTGCTGGCCGACTTCAAGATCCAGGGCTAGCCCGTGGAACTGCCCGACGTCGCCGGGATCGAGCGCCTCAGCCTCCATCCCGGTGACCGGCTCGTCCTGTCGCTTGACTGCCAGCTGAATGACGCCGAGTTCGCTTCGCTGAAGGAGTACGTGCGCGGGTGGGGCCTGCCGGAGGGCAGCGTCATCATCATTGATGGCGGCGTGCATCTGCAGGTGCTTGAGGCGGCGTGGCCAGCGTGCCCGGTTTGCGGTGGCCGTCACGACCCGGAATGGGCCGGGCATGGCTGCGGGCCCCAGCGGATCGTCTGATGGCCAGCCTGATCGGGAAGGCGCTGGCCGTCCGGGACGCCGCGCCGGTCCCGATGGGCGGCACCAGCGCGGGCCCGCACGCGTTCATGCTCGGCATGGGCGGCACCGGCGCGGGCGACGAGGCGCTGATGCGCGCCTACACGTCCAACGGCACGGTGCACGCCAACGTGGGCCTGATCGCCGCGGCGGTCGCGGCGCAGACGTGGAAACTGTTCCGCACCGCCCCGCAGGACGGCCGCCGCCGCTACACCACCTCCGACCAGGGCAGCGACCAGCGCACGGAGGTCATCCACCACCAGGCGCTGTCCGTGCTGGCCAAGCCCGCCTCGATGATGCTGGGCGGCTACGAGATCTCGTTCTGGACACGGCAGTCGCTGATCGAGATCTCCCAGATCTGGATGAAAACGGCCGGGCGGAGCTACCTGATCGTCGAGTACGACCCGCGGGCCAGTTTCCCGGTCGGCCTGTGGCCGGTGCGCCCCGACCGGATCACGCCGGTGCCGGACCCGCGGAACTTCCTGGCCGGGTGGGTGTACACGTCGCCGTCCGGGCACGAGAAGATCCCGCTGAAGCCGCATGAGGTGCTGTGGAACCGGTACCCGGACCCGCTGGACGTGTATGGGGGCGCGGGCCCTATCGGGTCGGTGCTGACCGACGTCGAGTCGGCGGGTGCGGCGGCCGAGTGGAACCGGAACTTTTTCCTGAACTCCGCGGAGCCGGGCGGTGTGCTGCAGGCGGATCACACGCTGACCGATGACGAGTACAACGAGCTGGTGAACCGGTGGCGGGAGACGCACCGGGGGGTGGCGCGGGCGCACCGGATCGCGCTGCTCGAGGCGGGCGTGACGTGGGTTCAGACGCACCAGTCGATGAAGGACATGGACTTCGGCGGCCTGCGGACGGTCAGCCGGGACATCATCCGCGAGTCGCTGCGGATGCACAAGGTCATGACCGGCGTCAGCGATGACGTGAACCGGGCGAACGCGCAGACCGGCGAGGAGGTGTTCGCCTCGTGGGAGGTGTCGCCCGAATTGCGCCGGTGGCGGGACAACGTGTTCAACGCCCAGTTCCTGCCGCTGTTCGGTGCCACGGGCAGCGGCGTGGAGTTCGACTTCGTTGACCCGGTGCCGCGGAACCGCGAGCAGGACAACCAGGAACTGAAGGTGAAGGCTGAGGCGGCGCTGGCGCTGGTGACGGCGGGCTATGACCAGGCGGGCGTGCTGGAGGCGGTCGGGCTGCCCGCGGTGAAGGCGGCGCTGACGCTGGCCGACCAGCCTGCCCTGCCGCCGCGGTGGACGGCGCCCGCCCCGCCGCTGCCTCCCGGGGCGCCTGGCGCGGCGTCCCCGGCGGGGCAGGACGCGGCGGCGCTGGCGGCGCGGGCGGCGCGGATGCTGAACGGCCCGGACCCGTCAGCGAAGGTGTTCGCCCAGCAGGCGGAGGACTACCCGGCGCACGCGATGGCGTGGATGCACCACGCGACCTGGAAGGGGCCGGTGAAGGTCCCGCTGGAGCACATCGAGCCGGACATGCGGTACATGGACGGCGCGTCCCCGGAGCACGTGCAGGACTTCGTGAAGCGCCTGGCGGCCGGCAAGAAGGTCAAGCCGGTGATCTTCGTGAAGACGCCCGGCAACCCGAAGCTGCAGCTGATCGACGGGCATCACCGGTACCTGGCGTACGCGGAGCTGGGGCAGCCGGTCCGCGGGTTCATCGGCACCACCGGCACTGATCATGGCGACTGGGAGACCATGCACGACTACCAGCTTGACCGCGGCGCTGAGCGGGGCGCGAAGGCGCAGCGGGCACGCGAGATGGCCGTCTGGAACTCGCTGACAGGAGGCCGGCGGTGAAGACCTACCCGATGAAGTGCTCCATCCGCCTGCACGAGGCGGCCGTGACCCGCGTGGACGTCTACGACGACATCGGGCCGGGTTTCTGGGACGAGGGGGGCCTGACCGACAAGCTGTTCGCCGCGCAGCTGGCTGATGTCCGCGGCCCGCTGGATGTCCACATCAACTCTGGTGGCGGGGATGTCGGGCACGGCCTGGCGATCAGCAACGCGATCCGCGGTTACCGGGGGTTCAAGCGGACGATCGTGGACGGCATCGCCGCGAGCATCGCCAGCGTGATCTTCCAGGCGGGCGATGACCGGGTGGTCGAGCCTGGCGGCATGGTCATGATCCACGACCCGTTCACCTCGGCGGTGGGGAACGCGGCGGAGATGCGCAAGCTCGCCGATGACCTGGACAAGCACGGGGAGAACATCGCCGAGCAGTACGCCCGCCGCGCTGGCGGGACGCCGGATCAGTGGCGGGACGTCATGCGGGCGCAGACGTGGTTCAAGGCGGACGAGGCGGTCACGGCCGGGCTGGCCGACCGGGTGGGCACGGGGCTGGCGGAGCTTCCGGCCGGGTTTGACCTCGCCTTGTTCGACGCGGTGCCGGGCCGGATCGCGGCGGCGCTGCGGTCGATGCCGTCGGCGGCGGTCGTGAACGCGGACGGCAACCACGCGCCGATGACCGGCACTCACGCTCACGCGCACCCGGCCTACGGCTCCCAGGGGGGCGACCAGATGCATTCCCACGAGCACGCCCACGGCGGTGACGGCGGCCCCGACGCCAGCCACAGCCACGGCCACGCGCAGGACCGCGGCTCCCGGCGCCTGCGCGGGGCGGGCGGCCCGTATGAGCCGGAGCCCTACCGGCGCATGCCGGATGAGACGGTCTGCTGCCCGGAGTGCGGGAAGTTCAACGACACCGATGCCCGGTTCTGCGACCAGTGCGGCACGAAGCTGGCCGGCCGCGACGACGTCACCGGGTCCAGCCCGGATCAGGCGGCGGACGCGCTGGCCCGCGAGACGGTGCGGGCGATCATCCGCGACGAGCTTGGCATCCGCAATGCGATGCCGGGCGCGGTGCGGTCGAAGTTCACCGCCGACCTGAAGTCCCAGCCGCCGAAGGAGATCAGCGCTGCGATCCACCGGCTGGCCGAATGGTCGGCGTCGGGCCACTACCCGGCGGGGATGACGCACGCGGACATCCAGTGGATGTACGGCCAGTGCACCGCCGAGCTGAAGCGCCGCAACCCGGACAGTGACGCGGGCGGGAACCTCCCGGCGCACGACGCGCTGGCCGGCCGGTTCATGGACTGCCATTTCCTGGTCGAGGCGACCACGGCTGCCGCCGCGGCGGCTAAGCCTGGCGACCTGTCCGAAGAAGAAATCCTGGCGATGTTCGCCGGGGAGATCCAGCTTGGTGCGGGGAAGGAGTGACGATGGCGCCGAAGATCACCATCCCTGCCAGCAGCACTGAGCTGGAGGAGATGTTCAACGACCCGAAAACGTTCGCGAAAATCTACGCTGACCAGGACACCCGGGCGGAGTTCCAGCGGAAGTACACCGCGGCGATGATGGCCGCGGACCCGGAGCTGAAGGCGCAGCTGAAGGAGCAGGTGCAGCTGGGCATCGGGGAGTTCCTGAAGGCCGGTGGCGGGGAGTCCCGGGAGAAGGTCGGCGGGATCGTGTCCGAGGGCGGCCGCCCGGCCGTGACGGTCGACGGCACCACGAGGATCGCCAGGGGCCGGGGCGCCGTCTACAACCAGTGGTCGCCGGGCGCGGAGTTCGAGCGCCAGTACACGCCAGCGGAACGGTTCTCCTCGGTCGGTGAGATCTGCCAGGCCATCAAGGAGGAGGCCCGGCCGACAGCGACGAAGAACCGCCGGGAGCTGCTGGACAAGCTGGAGCGCGTCCGGAACTTCCAGAACTCGTTTGGCAGCGAGGATCCGGGCGCTGGCGGGTTCCTGATCCCTGAGGAGATGCGGTCGCAGCTCCTCGAGCTGGAGCTGGAGGAGACCATCGTCCGCTCCCGGGCGACGGTGATCCCGATGTCCACGCTGCGGGTGCCGATCCCGACGGTGGACGACACCAGCCACGTCTCCAGCGTCTTCGGTGGCGTGACGTTCTACTGGGCAGAGGAGAGTTCCGCGCTCGCCGAGTCGCAGGCCACCTTCGGCAAGGTCGTGCTCGATGCGAAGAAGCTGGTCGGGTTCTTCAAGGTCCCGAACGAGCTGCTGGCCGACGCCCCGGCGTTCGGCGCCTGGTTCGACACGCGGATCCCGCAGGGCCTGGCGTTCTCCGAGGACATCGCGTTCCTGACGGAGACCGGCGCGGGCACCCCGCAGGGGATCATCGGCTCCCCCGGCTACATCCAGGCCACCCGGGCGACCTCGGACCTCATCGCCTGGCCCGACCTGGTGGGCATGTACGCGCGGATGCTGCCGCAGTCGCTGAACAAGGCGGTGTGGGTCGCGTCGCTGGACACGTTCCCGCAGATCGCGCAGCTGACCCTGTCCACCCCGGGTATCTGGATGGGCGGGTACAACGCGACCCCGGCCGCGGACGCGCCCCCGGTCACCATCATGGGCCGCCCGGTGATCTTCACGGAGAAGGTGCCGAAGCTCGGCAGCGTCGGCGACATCTCGCTGATGGACATGTCCTACTACCTGATCGGTGACCGGCAGGCCGTCGCCGTCTCGGCGTCCGAGCACTTCGCGTTCGGGACCGACCAGACGGCTTACCGGATCATCGAGCGCGTCGATGGCCGCCCGTGGCTGCAGACGACGCTCACACCTCATAACGGCAGCTCAAACACCCTGTCGCCGTACGTTGGCCTCGAATCAATCTGAGGATTTACAGCGGTCATGGCGAATGACATCGTCGTCAACGGCAGCGCGTCGGCGCCCACTGCCGGGACTGCCGTCGTGTCGAGTTCCGCGCTCACTCACGGCCGCTACAGGGTGGTTGCCCAGGTCCACCTGGAGGGCTCGGGCACCCCGGCCGCCGCGGACCTGGACAACATGGCCCTGTACTCCGACACCACCGAGGTTGCGGTGCTGGCCGTGCCGGAGGCCAAGGCGGTGCTGTTCACGTCCCCGGAGATCGTGACCGAGGTGGCGGCGGGCAAGGTGCTCTCGGTCCAGGCCGTCGGCAACGCGACCGCGAGCGTCGTGTACTCGGCGACTCTCCGGGCGCATCCGGAGGCGCTTTACCCGTAATGACCGCGTAGGGCGGCCGGCATTGGCACCCCGGCCGGGCCGAGTGAGCAGTTCAGCAGTAACGCCCTGAATCAAGAGAGAGCCAGTTAGGAGCAGGAAATGGCTGGAATGCGCGCCCTGGGGCGTGTGTACGACGTGGTCCCGGGCTTCGCCGCGGCGAACACGATCACGGTGGCGATGAAGGACTGCTCGGGGATCGGTTTCGCGCTGACCGCCGCGGCGACCGCGACGGCGACCCTGACGGTCTACGGGGCCACCAAGTACAGCGGCGGCACGTCTACAGCCTGGACCCCGGCGAACGGGTTCGGGCAGCCCGGAACCTACTACTACCGGTCGGCGCCCACGGCCGCCTGGACGGCGGCGGCTGCATCCTGGTCGGCGGGCGCGGTCACCCTGTCCGCGACGTCGGGGTACACCTCGTACCTCGACTTCCTGGTCTCCGAGCTGGCGGACGCCTACGACTACATCACCGTGGTGGCGGGCGCGGCGTGCACGGTGCACGCGATCCTGTACGACCTGACGGTGGCGCGGAAGCCCGCCAACCTGCGCATCCCGAGCGCCTGACCATGACGGCCGTGCTGGACCCCGCCCAGGACGCCGGGGCAGCCGGGGAGCTGGCCGCCGGGTCGGTGTTCTGGGCGTGCATTCACGGTGAGGACGTGCGCGGCGCGTTCCTGAGCAGCGTGGTCGCGGCGCTGACGTCTCCCGGCAGCGCGCTGATCGGGTCGTTCTTCGACCTGGCCAGCGGGCCGGTGCTGTCGATCGCCCGGAACACGTGCGCTGAGGAGTTCCTGAAGAGCGGCCAGGAGTGGCTGTGGTTCGTGGACAGCGACACGGTGTTCGGCCCGGACGTGCTGCCGCGGCTGCTGGCGCTCGCCGACCCGGTGAAGCGGCCTATTGTGTCCGCCGCTGTCCCGATCGGCGGCCGGGACCCCCGGGAGAGGATGCAGCAGGTCACCGGCATCCCGGAGCTGTTCTGGGCCGCGTACCGCTCCGATGCTGCCGGCGGTCTCAGGCCGCTGCCCGTCCGGGAGCCGGTCGGCGAGTGCGAGCGGGTCGACGCGGTGGGGACTGGCTGCGTGGTGATCCACCGCGGGGTGCTGGAGGCGGCCGGGCCGGGCCCGTTCTGCGAGCTGTCGTCCGGTAATGCGGTGATGGGTGAGGACCTGGCGTTCTGCCGCCGCGCTGACGCGCTCGGCATCCCCATCCACCTCGCCGGGGGCGTGCGGGTGGGTCACGCGAAGGTGGTGACCCTGTGATGTGGGCGCCTGCGGCGGGCTACCGGATGTGGGCGTGCGCGGGCTGCGGCCGCCTCGGCCTCGCCGCCGCCCTGGATGCCTGCCCGGGCTGCGGGCAGCCGAGGGAAGGCGGTGAGCTGGAATCTCCTGGTGGCAGCTTGACAACGTCCTCAAGGAAAAAGCCGAGTACGCCCGGTACTACCGGACGCGGGCGCCGGTCGCCTGCCCGAACGACGGGGAGCCGCTCCTCGCGCCGCCCAACACTGCCAGCGGCGCCGGGATGCAGCTCTGGTGCAAATTTTGCGGATGGCAGTACCCCCGTGACTGGGACCCCGAGACGATGAGCGGCTTTTAGGCGGGATGTGACATGCCGAAGTGCACGGTGGGGGGCGGCCCGAGTAACGCCGCCCTTGAGGTGGCCGCTGAGGCGGCGGAGGTCCCGGCCGGGCAGCCGGAGCCGGAGGCTCCCGCCGCTGAGGCACCGGCTGCCCCGGCGCCCCCGGCTCCTGCGCCGCCCCCGGCGCCGCGGCCGCGGGGGGCGCCTGCCGCCCCGGCGCCGAAGACGGCGCAGTGATGGCGGCGGC